ATAAGGGGCAAATTTTGGATATTTTTCATATTTAGGAGGATTTATGAAAGACGATTTAAAATATAAAAAAAATATTATCATTGAAATTATAGAGAATATAGATGATGTTCAAGTTATAAATTTTTTATTTAAGTATATAACAAAGATAAAAGAGAGATGTTAACAATAACATCTCTCTTTTATCTTTTTAAACCTTTCACTAATTTCTCTATAAGCTCTAAATAATCATCATCCAAATCGTTAATTTCTTTAATTAAATTTTTAAGCCTGTGAGAAGAATTAACAGTTATATCTGCGAAAATATCAGCTAGAATATCATCTTCTTCATAGTATTTTAAACCAATTCCGCTTAAAAGCCATTCTTTATTTACTTTAAATTTATCACAAAAATGATTAATGAAAAGTTCGCTTGGTTGAACTCGTGAGTTTTCTATGCTAGTTATAGAATCTCTACTTAAACCCATTATATTTCCTAATTTTTCTTGAGTAAGTTTTTTATCTTTTCTTACTTCTCTTATTCTTAAATTCATAATAACACCTCATATACATAATAACATTTATTTATGTGTAAAACAACACAAAAAAAATAAATACTATTATGCGAAAAAGTAAAAAAAATCACATTTTTTGTAGAAAAGTGTTGAAAAACACAATATTAATGTGTAAAATGTAGCTATAATCACATGGAGGTGATAATAATGTCCAAAATAGAAAGATTAAAAAATTTATTCAAAGAAATAGAAGAACTAAAAGAAAAAGAACTATATGATGTTGAGGTTGCTGTAAAGGCTTGTAAAGTAGTTCAAAAATTAAGGAATTCAGGAATAAAAAGTTAATGTACTAAAAGTGTGTGATTTTAACTAATCACACACTTTTAAAAAGTAAATAGAAGCTTGAAATTTAAAAGGTTAGGAAGCCTTTTAACGGGCTTGTAATAAGTATTAACTTTAAGACAAAAATAATAGATTAAATATAAAAATAAATGCCTAGTAAAGCAGTTTGTAAGGAGATAAAAAAGTGATGTAACATGAGCAAGAAATTAAGAAAAAAATATATAGAAAGTGATTATGAAAGACTACATACAAGATTAGTAGAAGAAGGCATATGTGAAACTGAATTAGATAGCATAGTTGATGTTAGAAGTGGATGTATATATGATACAAAAACAATCACATCAGGAACTATGAGAGAAGTTGAAGTATTTCCTATGTATCTAAAAAAAGATATGCCTGATGAATGGAGATTAAAAAATACAAGAGAAGCACAGAAAAATCTAAATAATAAAAATGCTATTAAAAACTTTACTAGAAAATTAAATATGAATTTTGTTAAAGGTGATTATTATTTAACTCTAGAGTACTTAAATAAATATCTACCAAAGGATCACAATGAAGCTAAAAAACAAATGCATAAATATATAAGACGCTTAAATTATTTATACATGAAAATTCAACTAGCGAATGGAGTTCCTAAGAAGAAAATAAAAAGAATTAAGTATATGTTTATCACGGAACACTCAGATGTTAAAAAGATAAGATGTCATCATCATATGGTACTTGAAGCAGTATTACCTATAGAAGTAGTTGAAAGAGAATGGAAATTTGGAAATAGAACCAAAATAAGTTTTCTATCTCCTGATGATATGGGATTAACTGGACTAGCTATATATCTATCAAAAGATCCTAAAGGTAAGAAAAGATGGTGTTGTAGTAAAAATCTAAAAAATCCTGAAATCACAAGAAACTTAACAAAATTCAGTAAAAAGAAAGTTAGAGAAATAGTTAATAATCAAAATCTAATTAAGTATGAAATGGAAAAAAATAATCCTGGATATATATTTGTAGATGCTCAAGTTTACATCAATGAATTTAATGGAATGCCTTACATATATGCTAGAATGCGGAAAATAAACTGATAAAGTTTAAAAAGTGAGGATAAAAATGAACATAAGGGTAGAAGAATTAGAGTTAGAAGCTAATCAAAGAATACTTGATGATATGAAGGAGCTACTAGATAAATATGCTCTTAAATATATGAATACAAGCGCATTTATGACAATCAATAAATGTGTAGATGAATTGGTTTACGTGGAACAATACACTAGGTTAAAGGAAGTTATATAAAAGAAAGTGGGGGAAAAATTTAATGAATAAATTAATGATATTTGAAAATAAGAGAGTTGAAGTGCTTGAGTTAAATGGTCAGATATTATTTAACCCATATCATTGTGGAGAATGTTTAGGACTTGCTGAAAGTTCAGTAAGAGATGCATTAAGAAAGATGAATAATAAACAAGTTATAAAATTAAGGAATTTAGATGTTGATAATACCGACATCCGAAAATTAAACAATGCAGGAGAAAATTTTTTAACTGAAAGTGGAGTATACAAACTGATATTTAAATCTAGAAAAGAAGAAGCTGAAAGATTTCAAGACTGGGTAACAGATGAAGTACTTCCAAGTATAAGACAAACAGGTGTATACGAAGTAAAAGGATTATCAAAAGAACTACAAGCTATATTTGCAATAGATAAAAAACAACAACAAATGGAAGTAAAAGTTGATTATTTATATAATCACATGACTATAGACTATGAACAACAAGAAAATTTAAATCAATTAGCAAGGAGCAGAGCAGTAGATCTCCTTGGAGGTAAAACATCACAAGCATATAAAAGGGTAAGTAAAAAGTTGTTTTCAGAATTATGGAGAGATTATAAAAGATACTTTGGAGTAAATAGTTACAAGAATACAGCTAGAAAAGAATATGAGAATGCTAGAGAGTATTTAATCAAATGGAGTCCTTCAACCAATCTTAGAATAGAAATAGAAGCTATAAATGGGCAATTCTCATTTGTTGAATAGGAGGTAATTATGAAAATAACAATAGAATTTAATAGTGTAGAAGAGTATTTAGAATATAAAGAAATAACTGCCCCGAAGGAACAGTTATTAATTAAAATTGATAAACCGTCTATTTTGGAAGTTGACTTAAATAAGATTCCTTATTTATCGGACAGAATCCAACAACTTGGTCGCAATGTATAGTTAATTCTCTAAAGTTTAATGTCATATTATTTGAGTATTTAACCATGGCATTTTTTATAGTTACAAGGCTGCCGTCGCTAACTTTTTCAAATTTTTCACCATTACTTTCTAAACTTTCTAATGTTTTTTTATTTGTATCAAAGATAATGTCTTCTATGGTTTCAAGTTTTTCAGAACCACTAAAGTAAAGTTCTCCTACAATATAACCGAAGTTTGTAAGAAGCATTACGGCATCTAATTCTGGAGTAGCTTGAATCAGATAATATAAACTAGAAAAGTTTAATTTTTTACTTGATATTTTCATTGAAAATTCACCATCCTTTTAAATTTATAGTATATTTTATCAAATTTAATTATATCAAAAAGGAGCGAGAATAGGTGAGAATAAACGACAAATTAAAAATAAAAATTGAAGAAAAACAAATTAAGATACATAAGATGGCAAAGGAAGTAGGAATACATCATAGTGAAATATATAGAATTCTAAATGGTCAAAGAAGAAATCCAGGAGTTTACACGGTAAAGAAAATTGCTGATTACTTAGGAGTAACAGTAGATGAATTATTAAAATAGGAGATTAAAATATGAACACATTTATAAGGTTTATGAGTATCTATATATTAACTTATTTAGCTGTGTCTTACATAATGTGCAAGTAGGAGATTGAATATGGAGGAAACTAGAGTGATATTTACATTATCATGTAAATGTTGTGATGATAAGCAAAATATACTAGTTGATAAAAATAAAGCAATAAAACTAGAAAAAATAAAAAATGAAATTATATGTGACAAGTGCATAGAAAAAGGGAGATTGAAATGATAATTCATAGATATATAACTCACGTGTTATCTCGCGAGTCAGATGAACCAATATTAAATGATTTTGAGGGTAATATAAATCCTCAGATAGATAAGTTTTTACAAAGCATTATAAAGAAAGTAAGCAAAGATGATTTATTAAGAAGAGCTAAATTTGATTATAAAAAAGAAAATACAGTTAGAGAATGTTGTGAATCTATAATACATAATGAAAATACATTTATAGAAAACTCAAAAGAAATAGCTGCATATTTATTTGACATAATGAAATTAGATTCAGATGCAGATTCATGTGATTTAGTTATATGCTTATATACAGTTAAAGATCAATATAGAGTAGCAATAATAAAGTTAGATTATAGAGCAGCATATAATCGTTCAATAGAATTTGAGGGTGATAAGTTTAATATACAAATGAAGTTAAATGAAGAATTAATATCAGATACTAAGAAACCGAAGCAATGTGCATTAGTAGGTATCAGTAGCTTAAATAGCGAGTATGACTTAGAAATACTAGATAAAGATTCTGAAAAAGAAAATATTAGCTCTAAGTTTATAAATGACTTCTTAGAAGCTTATAAGATAGATGATGATTCATATAAGACTAAAGTATTCATTGCATCAGTTAAAGCGTGTCTATCAAATGCGTGGATAAAGGATAGACATATAGTAAACTTAATAAAATGCGATAGAGCTATGGAAGTACTAGAACATATTGCGTTAAATAATTCAGTTATAGATGTAAAAGAAATAGCAGATGAAATATTCAATAGCCATGAAGATAAAGAGCTTAAATATAACTTTATAGAGCGTTTTAAAAAGAATGATATATCTAGATTCAATATAGATAAAAAAGTAGCTGAAAAAATGCTAAATAATAGGAATATCAAAACTAATACGGGCATTAAAATATCAGCTAAATTAGATGATATTAGAAATAACTTAAACTTCACTATAAAAGAAAATGATGAAGGAACGTATGACTTGATAGTAAAAAACGTTGAGTTTGTAGAGGTGAATTAAGTGTCATTAATAAAAGGCAAGGAAGAAATTATAAAAATAGCAGAAGAAATAGCAAAAGACATGGGAATAGAAAAACATGAAATACAACATTCAGATAGATGCTATGACATATATATACTAGCTGTTAGAGAGTATGACAGGAGACAAAAACTAGAAAGGTGAAATAATACATATGAAAAGATTAAAGAAACTAACTAGAAATCAAAAGGAATTTTTAGTTAGAAAATTAGGTGTTGAAAGTAAAAATTACCTGGTAGAACGAAACACTTCGGAATTTACTGTATTTTTTAATATAAAAACTAAAGAAAAAATAACCTATCATAAAGAATTTGACTCAATAGTTAAAGAAATATAAGGGGATGAGAGTATGGGTGGAATGGTAGTAATACCTAAAAAGAAACATAATAGAATCATTGAAGAAAAAGACGAAGAAATAAACAACTTAAAGAAAACTATAGAGCAGTTAGAAGCTAAAGTTAAAAAGTTAAATAGTGTTGAGCATAAATTAGAATCTAGTAAAGAACAAATAAGTAAGCTAACGCTAGAAAATTTCGATTTAAATGAGAACTTAGAAGAAAGCAAAAGAAAAATATTCATATTAACTAATCTATTGAAGTTTGACGCTGATAAGAATATAAAACGATATGAAAACATCAAAAGACGAACTAAGAAATCAAGAGTTAAAGATAAATGTGATAGAAAAATAGAAGATTATATGATGAGGAGAATAGTATATGAAAGGGTAGATACATGAAAGATTTAATGATATTAGGTGCAATTATAGTAATTTCAGTTGTAGTAGTTGGAGTACTAGATGCTTTAGCTATTGCAGTTAGAAAATATAAGAAGTAGGGCAGAGAAAATGAAACTTAGAGAAAATTATATAAGACAAGATTCAGTTGCAAAAGTTTGGGACTGGGGTCAATACAAGGATGAACTTAAGTATGAATACAAGAATGAACATGCTAATGAAGTTAAGACTTATAAAATGAGCAAGGAAGAGCTCGAAGAGTATTTAAAGAAATATAGAAAGTAAGATTGTTTAAATAAAATTTGAAGGAATTAATAAATAATAAAAATGAGAAAAGGCGTAGGAGATAAAAGTGTTGCAATACATGAAGCGAAGTGAAGAAACAGAACAAATAACATTAATACATTGGTGCAATGTCAATATATGCAAATATCCTGAATTAGAATTAATATATCATGTTCCAAATGGTGGGAAAAGAAACAAATCAGAAGCTATTAGATTAAAGCGTGCTGGAGTTAAGAAAGGCGTTCCAGATTTATGCTTGCCAGTTCCAAAGAAAAACTATAATGGTTTATATATAGAAATGAAGTATGGAAATGGAAGAACTAGCAAAGAGCAGAAAGAATGGATTAATAAACTGAATGAGCAAGGATATAAAGCTGTAGTATGTAATGGATTTGAAGAAGCTAAAGAAACGATAGAAAAATATTTAGATAAGTAGGGAGAGAAAAATGAGTATAGCACTTGATATAAATATAGAAAATAGAGCTAAAGAAATATCTAAAGAAGTTTTAAAAAGTATTGTTTATGAAAATATAGATAAAGATCTAGTTAAGAAACTATCTAAAGAAGTAGCTAAAGAAGCTGTATTTGAAATATTAAACAAAGGTAAGGATAGAAGATTTAGAAATACAAAATTATTAATGTTAAACTATAACAAATTAAAGCAACATATATTAAATGAAAAAGACGAGATAAAAATAATTTATGACTGTATGGATGAATATGATATAAGAGTTGAATATATGTGGTTAGAAAGCATATTGAAAAGTAAAGGTAAAACAGTTCAAATGCTTAAATACGTAGATGAACAACTTATATATTTAGAAAATAAATATCGTGAAAATAAACAATTTGAGAAGTATCAAGCATTTAAAATGTTAATAGTAGAAAATAAGACTATTATTGAAATACAAAAAGAACTTGGATGTGGTAAAAATAGTCCTAACAATTGGAGCAATGAAATAATTAAAGAGTTAAGTGTATTGCTTTGGGGTATAGATGCACTTGATATGTAAGAGGGAAAAGAGAGGGACAAGTGAGAGTTTACTTAGGGAATTTAAAATGTTAATATGATAATATAGAAAAAATATGACTTGATGAAAAAAGATAAATGAAGAAGCTAAGCTCATACAGTTTGCTAGGGTAATAGCGAACTTAAAATAAAGTTTCTGTGATTGAAGGCTAGAGGAATCTAGTCTTTTTATTTTGTAAAAATATAAATAAAAGGATTGATAAAGATGAAGTATAGAAAAAAATCAGAAATAATAGAAGCTGTAAAATGGGATGGAAAGATAGAAACAATAAATGATAGCAAATGGCTAGAAGATGAAATAAAAGAAGATAGAGTTATATTAGCAATGAATGATGAATATGATAAAGAACCTTTATTATTGATATTCGATAGTTGGACTAGAGAGTATGAGACAGTAGAAGCAGGGGATTATGTAATAAAAGAGACACATAATCAAAAGCATAGAATAAGAACTATGAAATCTGATAATTTTGAAGAAATGTTTGAAGTTGTAGAAGATAAGGAAAATAATTGTGTTGTAGTTGACTTAGAATTAAACACAGAAGAATTTCATAAAAAACTAAATGAAGCTAAAGAAGAATTAGAAAAAGTATTAAATTATAATATAAAAGATAAAGATAGCTTTAAGGTTGTGACTAAAGATATGTACATATCACAAATGGCAGGAAAAGCAGACCTAAATACACTTAATATACAATGGAATAGAATATCTAAAGGGCATAATTTTGTTTTGCTTAAAGAAGATCCTATATCATATAGATACTATAATGTAGAAGAAATAGACAGATTATTTGAAAGGGATAATTTAGAGAAATGTAAAGTAGAAGAATGTAAAGTCACAACTTGTATGCATGGTAAATTAGATTCAGTTTCTACTAAACAAAATAAGGAGACAAGTTATGAAGTGCATATGTGATAATTGTGAGCAAGAGTTCTTATTAGAAGCTAAAGATATAAAGCATAGAGCTATAGATGAGCTAATGATAAATGTTAGTTACTTTGAGTGTAGTAACTGTAAACAAAAATATATAATAGAATGTGTAGATCAATATATACTCAAAGAACAAAGAAGATATTTAAGATTATCTAGACAGAATGGTAAAAATGAATCTACTATGAAAGCTTTAAAGAATATGAAAGTTCATTCTGATAGATTGAAGCTTAATATAATTGATTTACTATAGGTGAGCTTATGGCATTGAAAAAAATATGTTCATGTGGAAAATATATAAGTCAAAAAGAAAGTAGATGTATTGAGTGTAGCTTGAAGTATAAAGAAAAAAAGAAAGAATCTAATAAAGTGTATAACTCTACCAATAGAGATAAAGCTATAGATAGTTTTTATAATAGTCCAGAATGGATTAGTACTAGAGAATATATATTAAAAAAATATCACTACTACGATTTATGGGAATATTTTATTAACAATGATGATACTAAAGTAGCAAACACAGTGCATCATATAGAAGAAATAAAAGATAACTATGAATTAAGACTTGAAGAATATAATCTATTTCCTGTGACTGCTAGAAGTCATATGAAAATACATAAGCTATATAGGAAGGATAAAGAAGGAACACAGGAGAAGCTAAGAGAGATTATTAAGTTAGCTAACAAAGAGTTTATTATATATTAGTATTTAATTCTTAGAATATCAAATAAAAAGCTATCCCCCCCTACCCTTTGAAATATTAGTATGGGGTGTAGCGAGCGAACAGGGGTATATATCTCCAGAGATTTTCCCTTTTTAAAAAATTTTTGGAGAAAGGAGGTAGACTATGGGTCGTCAACGTAAGACTACAGCAACAACAAAGAAACATTTAACAAAAAAGGAAAAAGAAAATAGAGAAGTTCAAGAAAAGAAAATTAAGTTAGATAGAGATAGTTTAGTTGTACCTGAATCATTAAAATACAATAAAATTGCGAGTGAAGAATTTATAAGAATAGTAAATGAAGCTAGTAAAATTGATTTATGGGACAATTTAGACCTGCCAACTATAATAATTTACTGTGATGCTTGGAGTCATTACAATGAAATAGAAAATATTATGAGAAAAACTAAAAAATATACTGTTGAAGGTAAAGAAAGTGAAAAACTAAATCCTTTGATAAATGCTCAAGACAAGTATATATCAAGAATTATGAGGTGCTCTAGTAAACTAGGACTTGCGACAACTGATAGATTAAAATTGATTGTTCCTGAACCTGAACAAAAGGATAATAAGTTTAGTAAATACATAGTGGTTTAGTGTAGTTATGGCAAGAAGAAAAGACAGAGTAACTGAATATGCAAAGTTAGTTGTAAAAGGGAAAATAATAGCTGGTAAAAGTGTTATAAAAGCCTGTCAGAGACATTTAGATGATTTAAAAAGGAGTAAAACAAAGGAATTTAACTATAAATGGGATGTTCATAAATCAGAAGATGCACTTGATTTATATAATGAACTTACAATACTCGAAGGAGATGAACCTCAAACACTAAAAACAAGAGGTTTTCAAAATTTTATACTTGGGAGCTTAGAAGGTTGGATAGAAAAAAGAACTGGATATATAAGATTTAGAGAGGCTTACATTCAAATTGCAAGACAGAATGGAAAGTCTTTTTTAAGTGGTTCTAAAACTATAAAAACCAGTAATTTTTCAACATACAAGATGGGTAGAATTATATGTGCTGCTAGTAAAATGGATCAAGCTAAAATAGTTTGGGAAGAAGTTAGAAAGTTTATAATAGCAGACCCTGATTTAGAAGCAATGTATAAAATAACTGAGTCAAAAAGTGAGATAATAGCAGGAGCAACAGGAACAGTTATAAAAGCAGTAGGTAGAGATACAAAGTCTATGGATGGTTTTAGAAGTGTACTTGCCATACCTGACGAGCTTCATGCACATAGAACAAACCAAACATATAAATTACTTCTTGGAGGTCAAAGAAAAGTAAATAATGCTCTTATTATGGCAATAACAACAGCAGGATTTGACTTAAATAGTTTTTGTTATGAACATTATCAATTTTGTAAGAAAGTACTAGACAGAGGCGTTGAAAAAGAAAGTTTATTTATATATATAGCTGAAATGGATGAAGATGATGATATTTGGGATTATCATAACTGGGTAAAATCTAATCCACTTTTACTTTTAAATGAAGATGACACAATAAATATGCAAGAAGTAAGAAAAATGAGTGAGGTCGCAGTAGAAGTAAAAGAAAAGGGTGGACAAGATTTACTAGACTTTATGACGAAATGGCTTAATATATGGGTTAGTTATAGAGGAGGAAGATATTTAGATGTAGAGTGTCTAAATCAATGCGAATCTAATATAACTATAAAGGATATGAATGGTAGAGAGTGTTATTTAGGTATAGATTTATCAAGTGGAGGAGATTTAACCTCTATAGCAATGATATTTCCGTTAGATGATGGAACTATATTTATACATAGTCATTCTTTTATGCCTGAACTCAGGCTTTTAGAACATGAACAAAGTGATGATGTTCCATATCGTTTATGGGTGAAAGATAAACTACTAACTTTAACAACAGGAGCATTCGGAATAAAGACAGATTATAAATTTATAATAAAGTATCTTCAAGAATTGATAGAAGAACATCAAATCATAGTTAAATCTTGTGGCTATGATAATCACAATGCTAGTGCATTCATCTCAGATTTAGATTTCTTAGGCTGTGATCTAATTGATATACCTCAGAGTGCAAAATCTCTTAATGATGCAACTGTAGATTTTCAATTATCTGTAAAAGCAAAACAAGTTAAGTATAATAAAAAAAATAAACTATTTAAATGGAGTGCTGTAAATGCAACAACTACTAAAAACAGTTTTGGAGAAATTAAAGTAGATAAAACACTACAAGAAGATAGAATAGACCCAATAGATGCAGTTTTAGATGCTTGGAAAATATACTTTGAAGCAAAAGAAAGTTCAGATGTTATGTATATACCAAGTTAGATATAAGGAGGTGGTAATATTAATATTTTAAATATATTTAGGAGTTTTAAATTTAAGACACCTTTTAGTAAAGATAAAGGCAATAGTAGTAAAAGGAGACTATTTTCAATATATAATAAAGATTTAGCAAACAATGAAACTATTTTTGCAGCTATAACTATGTTATCTAATGCTATTGCAAGTGCACCATTAAGTCTTAGGTGTGGATATGAAAAAGTTAGTGCAAGAGAAAATAATCTAGCAAGAATACTTAGAGATGGACCAAATCCAAATCAAACTATGTTTGAATTTATAAGAACTATGGAGGTTATAAGAAATTCAAAAGGAAGGGCATATGCAATAAAAGAATATGATGAGTACATGGATATAGAAGCAATATGGATTTTAAACTCAGATCATGTTACCCCTATTATAGATACTGACACAAAAGAAATATGGTATAAAATTGCTATAGATAATGAATATTCATATGTGCATAATAGGCATATAATATCTGTTAATCATATAAGTACAGATGGATATAGTTCGATAAGTCCTATATCAGTATTAAGTAATTCATTAGACTATGATGCTAAAATAAAAGCTCTTAGTGTTGAACAATTAGAAAATGGTATTGGATTTAGATATGCATTTAAAGTAGGTGGAAATTTAGATGGTAAAAAGTTATCTGAATATCATAACCTAATAAAAGATTACATGGATAAGGGAGTTGTGTACTTAGACTCTGGAAAAACATTAGAAGAGTTAAAGAATAATTCATTTATAGATCCAAAAGTTTTTGAAGTAGAAGAAATAACAGTATCTAGAATTGCTAGAGTATTTAATATACCACCACATAAATTATCTGCTAAAAATATTACATATTCAAGTGCAGAGCAAGGAGACCTTGAGTTTTTAGTTGACACAGTACTTCCTATAGCTCGTATGTATGAGCAAGAACTTAATAAAAAATGTGTTGAGTATGAAGATAAATGTAATGGGTATGAAGTTAAATTCAACTTAAATGGATTTGCAAGAGCAGATATGAAAACTAGGGGTGAATTTTATTTTAAGATGGTTAGAAGTGCATCATTAACTCCTAATGATATAAGAATGCTTGAAGATATGCCACCAAAACCAGGTGGGGATGATTTGCTAGTAAGTAGGGATTTAATACCTATAAAAGATTTACATTTAATATTAGAAAAAAGTAATGAGAAAGTAGGTGATGTAGTTGAGTAAGATATTAGAACTGAAAGATATAGATTATAAAACTGGCAAAATTAAAGATTCAGGAAGGATAGAAATAAAAAATCAAACTGAAAATAGTGCAGATTTATATTTCTATGGAGATATAGTATCAGAATCATGGATGAGTGAGTGGTATGAAGATGATATGTGTCCAGCAGATGTAAAATCATTTTTAGATGAACTAGAAAATGTGAATAATATAAATATCCATATAAACTCTGGTGGAGGTTCTGTATTTGGTGGATTAGCAATATATAATCAATTAAAAAGATATAATGCAACAATAACCACATATATAGATGGATTAGCAGCAAGTATAGCTAGTGTTATAGCAATGGCTGGAGATAAAATAGTAATGCCTGAAAATGCACTATTAATGATTCATAAACCTATAACAATGTGCTATGGTAATGCAGATGAATTACAAAAGCACATTGATTTATTAAATACATGTCAAAAATCTATATTAAGTATATATATGAAAAAAGCAAAATATGGAGTTACTGAAGATGAAATAAATAGTTTAATAAATGAAGAAACTTGGATGACAGGAACTGAAGTAGCTAATTATTTTAATGTAGAAATAGAAGGAAGTATTAATGTAAATAATTGTACGTCTAGTTACTTTAAACAATATAATGTACCTAAAAATAAAGCTGTGAGGATTGATAAAAATTCTAATACAGCTTTCTTTAATGCAATAAATAGATCAAATAAAACAAATAAACTACCAATAATGGATGAAGCAACAAAAATAATGATAGAAAGAATAAATAAATTATAGTAAGAGGAGACTTTAATTATGAATAGATTTCAATTACAACAAATGTTTGATGGTGTAAAAGCACAGTTAAAAAATGAAAATAAAAAATTATCTGATATGTATATGAACTCAAGTTCAACTATAGAAGCTAGGGCAGAGCAAAGTAAGATTGTTAAGGATTTAGAAGAAAGGTTTAATGGAATAAAATCTCAAATAGAAGAGTTAGATAATAAAGAAGCTGAAAAAGTGAAAAATAAATCTTTAGGAAATAGTGAAAAAGATATAAAAATAAATGCAAAATCAGAATTAATAAGAAGTACAATGGCAAATAAACCTGTTTCAACAAATATTATGAATGCTTTAGGTGCTGAGAGTGGGCTAGGAAATGGAGATAAAATATTACCTAGAACAATGGTAAATGAATTATTATATGAACCAATGTCAAGAAATCCATTAAGAGATATATCAACATTTACAAATATAACTAATTTAGAAATACCAAAGATATCATTTACATTAAGTGACGAGGAGTTTTTAAGTTCAGATTCAGCAACAGCAAAAGAGCTAGCATCATCAACAGATACTATAGTATTTAGTAGAAATAAATTTAAAGTATTTTGTGATATAACAGAAACTGTTATAAATGGAACAAATACAAACCTTGTAGCAACAGTAGAAGCAGCACTTGAAAGTGGACTAGCTAAAAAAGAAAAAAAGATTGCATTTGAATCTACTGAACCTACAGAAATGTCATTTTATAAAAAAGATTCAGGAAATTCAAATTATCTAATAAAAAGTGTAAAAGGAAAAACATTGTATGAAGCTATAATAAAAGCATTAGCAGATTTAGAGGATGATTATGCACAAAATGCTAAGATAGTTATGAAAAAATCAGATTACTTCTCTATAATAACATTTTTAGCAAATGGAAACTCTGCTTTATACTCTGCACAACCAGAACAAGTATTAGGTGCACCAGTAGTGTTCTGTGACTTAGCAAATATACCAGTTGTAGGAGACTTTGCATACTCTCATTTCAACTATGATTTAGACATGTTATTTGAAAGAGATAAAAATGTAAAAACAGGAATGGAAAGTTTTGTTTTAACAGCATGGATAGATCATAAAATAAAAATGAAATCAGCATTTAGATTAGCTGTAGTTGAACCCAGTTAATCAACCTGTAATTAAACAAGAAAATAGCATAGACATAGAATTACTAAACTTAGCAGAGTTAAAAGAAGAATGTAAAAATAGAGGTTTGACAGGTTACTCTAATTTGAATAAAGCAGAATTAATAGAGTTATTAAAGGAAGAAAAAGAGTAGCCTAAAATAAGACTACTCTTCTTTATGAGGTGTTTAATTTGAGTTTAGATGATGAAAAAATATTAGAGAAAATAAAATTTTCATGTAGAATTGATGATGATATTTTTAATGATGAGTTAGAAGAATTGAAATTAGCAGCAGAACTATACTTGAAAAATGCAGGTATAAATAAAAATTATGAAAATAAACTTTATTTATTAGCTATAAAAAAACTCGTGAAGCATTGGTATGATAATGATATTATTGGAAGCAATACAAATGAACTTCCATATGGACTAGATAGTATTATAAACCAATTACAAATACATGGATTAGGTGAGAAGAGTGAAATTAAATAAGAGAATAACTATACAAAAAATAAAAGATGCTGGTCCTTTAAAAAATAAAGAGTATGAAGATTATAAAACCGTATGGGCTAGTATAATTAACCTTCATGGTAAAGAGTTCCTTGAAGCACAAAGAGTTGCTCCAAATATATCTAAAAAAGTTACTATAAGATATATTAAAGAATTAGATCCATCAATAGATAACGATGTAAGTAAAAAATTTAGAGTGCTTTATAAGGGTAATTTCTATAATATACTTTATTCAGATAATATAAAAGAAGAGAATAAATTAATGGAAATTATGCTGAAAGGATAATTAAAAATGGGATTAGAATTTGATTTTAGTCAAGTTAAGTCTAATTTAATGACTCTTCAAAAAAATGTTAGAAAAAATGTAATAGATAAAAGCCTTGATGCGGGAGCAGAAATAATTCTTGAAGAAGAAAGGAAAAATGTTCCTGTGCATACACCTAACAAAAAGAATCGTAGAGCTGGTGGAAGATTAAAAGCTAGTTTAGATATTGGTAAAAAACAAGGAACTGATTTAAAGAGAAAAGTTCATGTAGGGATTCAAAATGCTCAAGAAAGAGAAGTAGTATATGGATATTATCAAGAACATGGTTACTCTAGAGGAGGTAAAACCGTTGCAGGTAGGAAATGGATGAAAAAATCATTCAATAATTCTATAAAAAAAGCTAATGAAGCTATAAATAAAACTGTAATGAAAGAAATAACATCAGGAATAAAAAAGTAGGTGGAATAAATGCATCAAATATTAGTCGATTTGCTTGAACAATTCGGAATAGATATTGGATGGGAAGAGTTAGATAACACAGAGTCTTTAGATGAATATATAGTATTTAGCATATACGATGATAAAGATTCTAATATAACAACAGAAGGCAATTTAACTGAAACATATTATATAACAGTTAATTACTGGTATAAGAATTTAGATAATATAAATAAATATAGAAAAATTAAATCATTATTAAAAGAAAATGGATTTATCTATGATGGCGGTAATGATTTAAAAGGAGAAGGAGTTCGTGGTAAAAGCATGGACTTTATATATGTAATGGATACAACAGATATAAAAGAGTAGTTTTGTATATGAAACTACTCTTTTTGTGTTAAAAATATAAAAATATATAAGAAAGAAGGTAGCAATATGAAAAAAACAAAAGCGTGCGTAGGATTAAGTAATATACATTTTGCACCGTTTAACGGTTCTACATTTGATTCTCCAGTTCATATATTTCATGCGAAAAAAATAGAGAATAAATTCAAGTATGAGAATATACAAGAATGGGCTGATAATATAGCGGTTATAAATGAATTCTTATACGGTGGTGGAGAAGGATCTCTTACTGTATTAGGATTAAGTAAGGAAGAAAGAGTATTATTATTTGGAAATAAAGCCGTTAAAGGTGGGATAGCTGTATCTGATACAGACGAAGCACCTATAGGAGCGTTTTTATTCGAGAGAAGAATAACAGGCGGTGCTAGAAGACTATATGTTGTATATGCATGTAAGTGTTCTCCAACAGATATATCAGGTGAAACAATAGAAGAAGGAAAAGGTAACTATGAAACAAATGATATAGAATACTCTATAAGTTCATGTGAACATGAAGGCGTAAATCTAGTGTATTTCTACATAGATACGGATGATTCAACAGTAGATCAGCAACAAGTTACAAACTGGTTTAAAGAAGTACAGTTTCCTCAAGAAATTACAGACACAGAATCACTTAAAGCTACAGAAACTAATATAGATGATGGAACAGGAAGAATTAAAGTTACAAAATCTAAAAAGCAACCAGAGAAGAATATAGAAAAAGATATAGAAACTACAAAATTAGATTCTAAGGAAGTTTCAGAGGCAAAGTAATATAAAATATCAAAGGAAAATAAAAAGACTGTATGAATAGCTTTAAATTCATGCAGTCTTTTTATTTTAACTAATAGTATGCATTGCTAATAAAAAGTAGGTGATAAAAATGTATACATCGACTTTAAATTTAGATGGACATGAATTTAAAGGAACAATGGATATATATTCATTGAAGAAGATACAAGAGGACCTTTTAAATGAAGGTGAACAAACAAGTATTACTAATATATTTATAAAAATTTCTGAGTTCAATATGCTTTATATTTCTTCATTTGTACTTAATACATTAGCAAGAATAGATAAATCACAATCTAATAAATTCTTAGAAATTTACTTAAAAGATACAGATGATTTAGAAGCATTAAATAGATTTAATTCTATTTTTACATATATAAATGACGTAATGACTAAATGTCTTCCAAAAACTAAAGAGAGTAAAGAAGAATCAATATTTGAAGATGATTATTTATTATATGAAGATAAGGATTGGGAGTTAGATTATATGGAATATATTTGGAATAGTATAATCGGTAGAAATGATAACTTTTGGAATATAACTCCTAAAAATTATTTTGAACAACTTAATATATATAAGAAATTTAACAATATAAAAGATGAAGAAGTTGAAGTATTTTAAGGTGGTGGTTAAATGTCTAATAAAAAAGAAGAAGTAGGAGAATTAGCCATATCCCTTAGTTTTGAGTCTCAGAGTGCAGATAAACAAATTTCATCATTAAATAAACTTATAAATAGAACTGAAAAAGAGTTTAAATCTGCAGCTAAAGGCGTTAAAAACTTTGAAGATACATATCAAGGCTTAGATTCAAAAATACAAAAATTAACTAAACAACTTGATGCAAATAATAAAAAATTAGAAATACAAGAAAAAGAGCATAAATCAGTTGCTAAAGCCCTTGAAGTAAGTAAAAAGAAATTAGAAGAAATGGACGGAAGCGTTGATAAAAACTCTAAGGAATGGAAAGAACAAGCTGATTTAGTTCAAAAAAATGCTGATAAATTAGCGAAACTATCAAGTGATATAACAATAACTAAAGGAAATATATCAAAATTAACAACGGAGCTTAATGACTCTAAAACTAAGTTTGAACAATTAGGAAATAAAACTGAAACACTAGATGAAAAACTAGAGAATATATCAAGAGAAGCAGAATTAACACAATCAGAATTTAATAAATTAGGAACAGAGTTAAATCAAAATGGTACATATTTTCAAAAGCTAGGAAATGAAATAAATAAACTTTCATCTGAAATAAAGTCAGGTGTCAGTAAAATAGAAGCATATGAAAATGAAATTGATAAATTATCAAGTACTTTAAATAAACAAAAAGATGAATATTCTCAATTAGAATCTAAAATACAAACATACTCTCAACATCTTGATAGAGCATCAAATATGTATGGAGAAAATAGTTCACAAGTTAATGAATACAGGCAGAAACTATTACAATTAAAAGATTCATTTAATACTCTTGAAAATGAAATAAATCAAAATGAGAATGAATTAAAAGAATATAGAACAGCTCTTAATAATACTCAAGTAGAGGTAAAAGAATTATCTAATAAATTATTAAAAATGCCATTTGATAAAATAGGTACTGATATAAAGAATGCTGGAGATAATTTAAAGTCAGTTGGTCAATCAATGACAACAGGCGTAACTTTACCAGTTATAGCTGCAGGAACAGCAGCAACTAAGGCTGGAACTGATTTTACTAGTGCAATGAGTAAATTACAAGCTACATCAGGCATAGCAGATAAAACATCAGAGTCATATAAAAGACTTGAAAAAAAAGCTTTAGAGATGGGCAGTAGTACTTCTTTTAGTTGTTCTTCTGCGGCTGAAGGCCTCACATATCTTGCATTAGCGGGTTGGGATGTAGAAACTCAAATTGAAAGAATAGAGCCAGTACTTCGTGCAGCAGAAGCTGGTGGAATGGATTTAGCTAGATGTTCAGATTTAGTAACGGATAGTATGAGTAGTGCTTCAATAGCATCAAAAGATTTTGCTAAATATTTAGATATAGTTGCACAAGGTCAACGAAAATCAAATACATCTATGGAGCAAATGCTTGAAGCTTATACAATTGCAGGTGGAATGTTTAGTTCATTAAATATTCCTTTAGAAGAATCAGGTGCTTTATTAGGGATACTTGCAAATAGAGGTACTAAAGGCTTAATACAATGGGTCGCTTAAGTAGAAATACTTATGAAAAATAAGAATGTGAATTCGGTGAACTCTAAGTTTATCTATGTTTCGATTTGAAGTAGCATATAAAAATTAGTATTATTACATAGAGGTGATCTAAATGAAAACGTGTAAATCTTGTAATAAAACATTAGAGAAAGAACTTTTCTCAAAAAGTAAAGTTACTAAAGATGGTTATGAAAATAAATGTAAGAAGTGCAGAGTAGAACAAAGAAAAAAATACATCAATACTTGTATAACTTGTAGTAATGAATTCAAAACAGCATATAAGAAATCAAAATATTGTTCTACTATATGCAAACCTCAGTGTATTAAAAAAAGAATAAAAGTCAAATGCAGTTATTGTAATAAAGAAAAAGAAATAACATTATCAAGAAGTAAAATGTATAAAAACTTTTATTGTTCAGATACTTGCAAGAATAATCACTATAGAATACTTTATGTAGGAGAAAATAATCCTAAATATACAAGAAAAACTTTAAATTGCGCTATATGTAATAAAAAAATAACTAGAAATATCCATGAAATAAGTAAATATGAAAAACATTATTGTTCTCAGAAATGCAAACAAAAAGATTATATTAATAGGTTTAGTGGAAAAAATAATCCTATGTATAATCCAAATAAAACTGATGAAGAAAGAATTCAGAATAGAAATATTGACGGTTATAATGAATGGGTGAGACAAGTATATTCAAGGGATTCTTATACTTGTCAATGTTGTGGAGACAATAAAGGAGGGAATTTAAATGCCCACCATATACTAAATTATATGGAGCATAAAACTTTAAGAATTGATGCTAATAATGGGATTACTTTATGCAAAAGTTGTCACAGAGATTTTCATAAAAAATATGGATATAAAAATAACACTAGAGAACAATTAAAAGAATTTTTAGATAAATATGACAACACCGAGCCAAGCCAAGAGGGAAACCATTGGAAGGTGTAGAGACTAGATAAAGTAAGCTAAGTAAAAGGTACTCAATGAGTATCTTTTTTATATGCAGAAATATCCACGAGCGCATTCCACCCTAACAAATAATGTTGAGGGTGAAGATATAGTCCGACACTTAAAGGAAACTTTAAGAGTATAAGATAAAGAACTTATACATAACTGATGCAGAAGCAGGGAATGCTCTTATATCAGTATTCTCTAATTTAATTACAGAAACTGGTCAAGCAGGAGCAGCACTTGAAAAAATGGGAGTTTCTTTATATGACTCAACAGGAAAGCAAAAAAATATGGTTGAAGTGTTAAAAGAAATGGCTAAAAAATTAGGTGTAACGGCTGATGGAACTTCTAATTTAACTGAACAACAGAAGCAACAATATGCAGCTATGGTTGGTGGAAAAACTCAGTTTGATACTTTAATGAAGTTATTAGCTGGGGTATCAGATGAATATGATGAATTACATAGTCAATTAGTTAATAGCAATGGTGCTTTAGAAGAAATGGCTGCTATTATGAAAGATAACCTAGGTGGGAAAATAGATAATATGAAATCTGCTATAGAAGGATCATTAATAGAAGCATTTAAAGCTCTTGAACCTACTTTAGAAAAAATAGTTGAGTGGATAACAGAAACCGCAAACTGGTTTAGTAATTTAGATGAAGAAGCACAAAAAAATATAGTAACTATAGCAGGAGTTGCCGCTGCGGCAGGACCTTTACTTATGGCATTAGGACAAGTCTTAATAGTCGGTGGGAATGCAGTAAATTTATTTGGAGCTTTAAAAACAGGTGGATCAGGAAATATAAAAATGTTTGGTCTACTACAAAATGCAATAAAATTAATTTCTGGACCTGCAGGTTTTGTTGCTTTAATTGGAATGCTAGTAGCTCTTATGGCTAAGTTAGGTGATAATGAAAATAAATTATCTGACTTACAAGAAAAATGGGGAACATTTGGTAAGGTTATCGGACAAATTTGTGAGCATATGACTGGTACTGTACAATTATCTGTTGGTAATATAGGTATTTTACTATCTACACTAGGGAAAACTATATTAGCAATTTTAAAAGGTGACTTTAAATCTATTGATGATATTTGGGCAGAAGGCTGGGCAAAAGTAGAAAATAATACGGCAATAGCAATGTCTAACATCAACTATGAAAGTTCAAATGGGATTGCATTAATGCGAGAAATGACAGAAATTGAATTAAACAATTTAACGGGTACATTTGATGTAGCATTAAAAGAATTACCTAAACTTACAGCTGATAATGCTAGCGAAATGGCAGATACATTTGTAACTAGAATGCAAGGTTTAGATGCAGATACATTAACTATCCTTCGAGGCACTTCAGACACTATGGCGGTATTATTTGAAGGTATATATGAAAATATGAGTAAAGAAGATGCTCATAATAAATTTACTGCTAATCTTGAAAGTATGGCCAAAAGTGGAGAGTTTACATCAGATAAAATAAGTCAAGACATTTCAGATGCAATGAATCTAATAGATAAAAATGTAATGGATGGATCTGAAAGAGTAAAACAATCTGCTCAAAATATGTTTGATAACTTAACTACTATATCTCAATTTGGTATGGATGCTACAGTTGAAAATGTAGTAAGTTCTGTAAATAATATGAGTGACGAAACTATAGCTCAATTAGCATCAATGGGTGGTCATTGGGAGACATTATTCGGAGGAATAGCATTAACAGGAAAAGATGCTATAGGAGATATGGAAGGTCATATAAAAGGCAGACTTCAAGAATTATCTCAAACAAGTCCTCAATTTGTTGCAGAAATGGAAGCTCAAATGTCGGCTTATTTTGAACAAGCTAATACAAATGGTTCTACTAGTATAGATGAGTTAAGCAATAATGTTGAAGCTGATTCTAAACAAATTGAACAAAGTATGGACATTCATACTAAAGATGGTACTAATGCTCTTAATACTAATTTAGATAAAGGGGCTAAAGATGTATCTAAATCTTTAAATGCTATAAAAAATACTACTAATACAGATATGGGTTCAGCTAACAATGCTATGCAACAAAATGCAACAACAATGTACAAAGGTGTAAGTACTTCATTCTATAAAATGGAGCAAAAAGCAAAACAAAGCTCAACAGATATGATGAAGGGCGTTAATACATCTACGCATAAAATGGCAAATGAATCTAGACAAGATGCAAGTCATATGCATAATGGGGTAAGAGATAGTGCTAGTGCAATGTCTTTAAAAGTACGTCAGAGTGCATCAGAAATGTATAAAGGAGTTACGACTAGTACTCGTAAAATGGCTGATGCAGCAATTTCAGATTGGAATAGAGTTAGAAAAGCTTACTCTAAACCGATTACAGGAACTGTTACTAAGACAACAGTTAATAAAAGTATTTCTGCACAGTCTAAAGTTAGAAGTATTCCTACTAATAATGATATACCTACAATAGCTAGCTTAGAGCCAACATACCAATTAAGAACACCAGATATTAGTGATTTTGCTATATCAAGTAGATATTATAATTCAAGTTATTCTGAGAGAGTATCTATAACTAAAGCTAAACATAATGATTCAAATAAAGATAATATTTCTAAAACAAATGAATTATTAAATCAACTTATCTCACTAATGAAAAATAATAATCTTAATAATGAGGATATTATAATTCAGGTAAATCTTGAAGGAGAAAAAATAGTGGATTATGTTAGCAAAAAAATGGCTAGAAATGTTAGAAAAAGGATGTAATTAAATGTTAGTAAACAATAAAAATATAGATATATTTAAATGCAGATGTATAAAATTCACACCAAATTCTTCTACATATAAAAATAATTCTATAGTATATACATGCAATAATATAAATCCTTTTAAAGGGATGAATGTTGAAGAATTAAGAACAGTAGAAACTATATTTATTTTTTATGGGAGTAAAGAAAATATACAGAAGAATATTAGTAGATTTATAGAAGAAATAAAATACTCTATAGTTAATATAGGTAGTTTTTATTATGAAATAAATATAAAAACTACATCCGAACCTACTGTATTAACTAATAACTCGTGTAAATTAAACTTAACTTTTGATTTATTTAATATGTATGAATCAGAAAAAAGTATAACTATAAATACAAGTAAAACAATTACTATAAATAGTCCTAAACCTTGTTATGCTAATTTAGAAATATTAGCTAATACAAATGTAACAGAAGCAGTTATTTCTATAAACGATACAGATATTACTGTAAATAATATAAAAGGTAATGAAACGATATCTATTGGCTCTGGTAAAGTATTAGCAGGAGGTAAATCAAAAATAGAAGATGTTGATATATGGGAATTTCCTATATTAAGACCAGGATCTAATACAATTAAAGTAAATAGAGAAGATGTAAATGTAACTGTTAAATACAATGAAAGATGGTAGCAAATATTGTATAATTAATTTAATAAATAGAAGGGAGGTTAAATATGTATTTAGATACTAATGAATGTTTTAAAAATACTGGAAAAATAAATAGTACTAGATTTGGAGATTTCTATGTAATGGCATCTAAGGGAGATATACAGGAAAAAAAACACTATTTAGATGAACTGCAGTATATTGTAAATAGATGTAGAGATATCCTAAATAACAATGGTTCAATTGAAATATTCAAAGAGTATACAAACGCTCCAGAAGAAACTGTTAAAATCATAGATAATATAAATGATTTTGATGAACTTGTAGAACATATGAATAATATTCATTCCATAAAAATTAAATAAATAATTAGAAGATCCTAAGGTTAGGGTCTTTTTTTATACTTAAATTTGAAAGGATAATAACTATGTTAAAGATAAATACAACTATAAATTTAAATGGAACAAGCGAAATTAATGGACAAGTAGTAGCATATATGAGTGCGAGCATAAGCACAGATGGTCAAAGTGCAAATATAAACAAAAGTATAGCTAATCAAGACTTATACAATGCAAATAAAGCATCAATTAGAGCTGATTTTGCAAAGTTTGAAGATGAAGTATATAAGGTTGAGGATTCAATAAATAGTGAAATATCAGTCATCTTAGATGGTAAATTAACAACAAAATCAATAAAAAAGGATGGTAAATAATTATGAAATTAACAAATAGAAAAATAGTAAATGATGCAAATTTATTAGGGAATTTAACACATAAGCAATTACCTATCAAAGTTTCTTATGCTATAGCAAAGAATATCTCTAAGATAGAAAAAGAATTAGAAATATATAATAAAGAAAGACAAAAATTAATAGATAAATATTGTCTAAAAGATGAAGAAGGTAATTTAATTGATGAAAACAATCAATTTAAAATAGCTGATGGAAACTTAGAAGCTTGGAATAAAGATATGAATGAGTTATTAGACATAGAAATTGATATAAATATACATAAGTTTAGTAAAGATGATTTATTTAATAGTAACTGTAATATAACTCCTGCAGAACTTATGCTAATAGACTATATGATAGAAGAATAATGAAAAAGGAGTAAGAGCATGTTGAAATTATATAACAAAGAGCATGTTGCAATAGATACTCTTACAGATACTAAAGATTTAAAAATAGAATATGTACTTAGTGGAGAGGACTTACTTGAGTTCTCTCTTTCTATTTCTGATGAAAAAATAAACTTACTTGAAGAAGAAGGATATATAAGAACTAAAGATAATGAGTATGTTATTAAAGCAATAGATCCTAGTGATAATTTTAAAAGATTTAGTTGTAATATAAATGTTGAGGCTTTAGTTGGAAAAGCTATAGCTAGTTTTGATACAAGTAATAATAATGTAAATGACACTATAAGATTAGCTATAGCTGGAACAGGTTGGATATTAGCAGATAATAATATAACTAAAAGAAGAACAGTAAGACTTACTAATACAAATGCTTTAGAAGTACTAAGAGAAGTTAGAAAAGTATTTAGAGTCGATATTAGGTATGATGCAATAAATAAAATTATATATGTATATGAACAGTTTGGAGAAGATAGAGGAGTTTATTTTAGTGATGAATTAAACCTAAAATCTTTTAGCATACCTTCTGATACATATGATTATGCAACTAGATTATATCCTAAAGGGAAAGATGGACTTACCATAGCAAGTATAAATAATGGCAAAGAGTATATTGAAAACTTCCAGTACTCAAACAAAGTTTTAGAACTTATTTGGGAAGATAATAGATATACAGATGTAAATAGTCTTAAGGAAGATGCCGAGGTTAAATTAGATGAATTATCAAAGCCTAAAAGGACCTATCAAGCAAGTATATCGGATTTAGCTAAGCAAAGTGAAGAATATAATTTTTTAGACTTCTTTTTAGGTGATACTATAACTCTTTTATCTAAACAAGAAAAATTTAGAGATAAACAAAGAATAGTTAAGTATATTCAGTATCCTGATGATCCTTCGCAAAATAGTTGTGAGTTAGGAAACACTACATTAACTTTTGAAGAATTACAAAAAGAAAATGAAGCTAAGAACAATACGATAGATGCAATCACTAGTGATAATGGAACTATAGATGGTTCAAAAGTAGAAAATTTACCAGCCGAGAATATTACTAACTTGGATGTAGAAGTAGCTAAAATAGTTAATTTAGAAGCAATAAGTATAAAAGTAAATAACTTAGAAGCAGCTAATGTTACTATTACTGGTAAATTAAATGCTATAGAAGGGGAGTTTGGTACATTAAAAGCAAATGTAGCTACAATAGATAAGATTACAGTAACTCATACAGCACAAATAAATAATTTAGAAGCAAAGAAGGCTAGTATAGTTCAATTAGAAGCAGTTTTTGCAACTATAGGAACAGTAGAGGCAGAAGTTGCTAAGATACAAACACTTGTAAATGGGAATTTGACATCTGAAAATATTCACTCTTTACACTTAACAAGTGCTTCTGTAACAGTTGAAAATGGATTTATTAAAAATGCAATGATAGAGAATTTAGATGTATCTAAAGTTAATGCTGGAGATATATCAACTAATAAATTTAGAATCAAGTCAGATGATGGTGGAATAGAAATTGTAGGAGCAACTCAACAGTTCAAGGATAAGAATAATAAAGTAAGAGTTCAAATAGGAAGAGATAAAAATAATAATTTTACTTTTTCTTTATTCGATGAAACAGGCGTAGGAGTATTAATAGATCATACAGGAATTAAAAAAGGAGCTATAGCTAATGATTTAATTGTTAGTGATATGATAGCGAGTGATTCAGTAGGAGAAAAACAAATTAATTATAGTTCTTTTGTTACAGGGTTTAATAAAGATACTAACACTAATACTATTAAGTCTACTAAGATAATGCTTAATAATCAGAATCAAACTTTAGATATTGCATTTAATAGCATTAAAACTCAGGTTGATACAACTAAAGCATTAACAGAATCGCATTCTACTACTATAGGCATTATGCAAGGTCAAATAAGTACTGCTATTAACAATACTCAAATAGTAAAAGATGGTCAAACTATATTACTTAAAGATGATTATAACCGCACTGTACAAACGGTAAATAGTATAAATAGTACGTTGGGTAGCCATACAACACAAATTAATGAAGCAACAGGGAAAATAAAAGGTGTTGAAACTAGAGTTAATACAGTAGAAAGAGATTTATCTAGTATAACAGCTAGAGTTAGTTCAACTGAATCTACAACAACTACTTTAACTTCTAAAGTTAATGCAGTGGAAGGAACTGCGAACACTGCTAAGACAACAGCTAATACAGCTAATAGTAATGCTACAAATGCTATGAACAAAGCAAATGATGCCAATTCAAAAATAGACAATCTTGAAATAGGTAGTTCAAATCTTATATTAGGTACTAAAGATTTTACTATAGACAATTCAAGAGTGAAGGGTTGGCTTAATCAAGGCGGATTTACTATAACACAAGAAGGTGGTTATAAAATAGCAACACATAGTGCTAGTGGCTTAACTCGTAATACTATAAAAGGATTATTTTCTTCATATATACCTTGTAAAAAAGGTGATACTTTTACAGTATCAGTATACATTAAAGTCGAGAGTGTTAATAATTGGGATGTTAAAGTACCTTTTATAGTTGAAGGCTATGATGCTAAAAAAGCAAGAATTGAGTATGTGGATGTATCTGTAATTAATAACAATTCTAATAAACCAACACTTGTAAATAATGAGTGGGTTAGATTTGTATATACTTACACAATCACGAATGTAAATACTACTTCATTTGGAATAAGATTAAGTTTATTTAGAAATGGAAAAATATCTTTTAAAAAGGCTCAAATAGAAAGAGGTAACAAAGTTAGTGATTGGTCAATATCATCTGATGATTTACAAAATCAAATAGATACTCATACTACTCAAATAACTACTACAAATAATAAAGTTTCGTCTATAGAAACTAACTTATCTAGTATAACAAGTAGAGTATCTAATGTAGAGAATACAACAGCTACTATAAATGGAAATGTAACTAATTTACAAACTAGAATGAATACTGCAGAGCAAAAAATAACAGTAACTGCCATAACAAACACTATTACAGAGCAAATTAATAATGGTCATATATTAGTAAATACGTCATCTACAAAACTGGATAAGTATGGATTTCATTTTATTAAAAATAATCAAAAACTATCTTCTCTTAAAAATGGTGGTCTTTATGGTTATAATTCAAATAATGGAAAATTTTTAGGTTCTATGCAGCCTATTTTACCTACAAGTAACACATATTCTAGTTTTGGATTTTTAGCAAGCGGAAACTGTGATATGTTTCAAATTGCATATGCTCCTTCATGGGTAAATGATACAGAAAATATAGCTGGAGCAGGATTAACAAGTGTATTTAATATAAATTTTGTAGATAAATCAAGTGCAGGAATTACAAAAGGGGCATATTTGTATACCAATTTAAATCTAACTGGATATTTAGCTATGAATGGTAACAATATAATAGGTGCAAATGCAATAGGTGCATCTGAATTCCAATGTAATAAATTTTACTCTACAAATGGTGGTAAACCAATTTTGATGGAATACTTAGGAAGCGAATTAAAGATATATCCAACAGTTATAACGGGTAAAATGTATCCTAGTTATAATAATGGTTTAGATTTAGGACAGTCTACTCATAGATACAGAACTGTATACTCAGTAAATTCTTTAAATACTTCTGATAGATCATATAAAGAGAATATAGAGTATATAAATTCAAATATTGGAATATCAAAGTTAAATGAAGATATAACTCTTTTAGATATGCACGAATTTATTAAAAATGATTTACATCTAGCTAAATATAATTATATTGATCAAAAGCATAAAGAATTTGGATTTATAGCAGACGATATAGTATGTACAAAAGTTGGAAGTAAGTTAATCATAGGTAAAAAAGGCGAGTATTCATATAGTGTAGGTAGTTATATAAGTGTAATAGTTGGTGCTTTAAAAACTGAAATTAATATTAGAGATAATCAAATAAAAATATTAGAAGAAAGAATCTCAAAACTTGAAAATTTAGTAAAAATATAATTATGAAAGAGCTGTATTAAAAATAAATTAATACAGCTTTTTTAGTACAAAATTATAAAAAGATTGGAGATAAATATATGAATAATTTAGAGCAAATACAAAATGAAAATATAGATGTATTAACTGTAGATAGTAGAGAAGTAGCTGAAATGATGAATGTTGACCATAGTGACTTATTAAAAAAGATAGATAAAACTAATGCTATAAAACAAATGAAATTATTTTAATCACTCTTTTTATTTTTTAGAGTGATTTTTTTATATTCAAATTTTAAGGAGGATAAAATGGAATTTTTAAACCTAATACAAAATGTAGGATTTCCAATAGCATGTTGTGCTGCTCTTGGATACTACTTAAATAGTAAAGATAAGTTAGATAGAGAAGAAAGACAAAAAGATAAAGAAGCAGATCGTGCTAGAGAAGATAGGATATTAGAAACTAATTCTAAGTTATTAGCAACAAATGAACAACTAGCAGATGCGTTTCAAGTAACTGCAACTGAATTAAGAGCCGATTTAAATAGAACTGAAAATAAAATTGATAAAATATTAGAAAAGGTAGGAGAGTAATTATGAAAATAGCAATAACTGTAGGTCATAGTATATTAAAAAATGGAACTTGTACAAGTGCTAAGGGGGAAGTTTTAGAATATGCATATTGCAAAGAACTTGCTCCTATAGTTCAAAAATATCTAAAATCTAAAGGACATCAAGTAGATGTTATAGTATGTCCTGAAAGAGAGTTTACAAAAGCATCTCAAGAAAAAACTTATAAGTTAGGCAAAATAAATGGCAAAGGATATGATTTAGTTGTTGAACTACATCTAAATGCCTATAATGGAACAGCTAAAGGGACAGAAGTGTTATATTACTCTAATAAAGGGAAGGAGTATGCTCAAAGAGTTAATGATAAATTAGATGATATATTCTCAGATAGAGGAATTAAGAAAAGAACTGATTTATATATATTAACTCAAACTGACCCTGTATCTATTCTTGTAGAGTGTTTCTTCTGTGATAGTAAAGAAGATTATCAAAGAGGGGATGAAGCTCACGAGAAAGATTTAATCGCAAGAAAAATAGCAGAAGGGATATTAAATCAAGAATTACCTTCTTTATTTGAATTAAAATCAGAAGGATTTAAAAATGGAAGTTATATTGGAAGAAGAGCAAGAGTAACAGCAAATGTTTTAAATGTTAGATATGACCGAGGAACTCAATATAATATTATAGGTAAATTAAATAAAAGCGATATAGTAAAACTTAATTATTGCTTAAATGGTTGGATAAGTATAGAAGGCTATAAAGGTAATAAAGGGCTTGGATATATAAGTACAGATTATTTAGAGTTGATTTAGCAATTTTCATACAATAAATGTATAAAAAGAATAACTTTATGATATTATGGATAAATTTGTAGAAAAAATATTTATTCTTTGATATCATAAAGTTAAAATTACATTTAAGAAAGGGGCTTTTATGAAGTTAAAAGATTATACTTTTGGTTTTGCAGATTCAGAGACTGAATTTACGCGTAGACCTGATATTTTTAGAGAGGCTTTTTATGACCCTAAAGAAATTTTAGATAAGTTATTAAATAGTAATGAGTTTATTTTAATGGGAAACAAAGGGGTAGGAAAAACAGCATATAGTGCTAAAATTAGAAGCTTAGTTGAGTCAAATGAAAATCTAAATGCACATCAAGTTACACTTGCAAACTTTGAATTTGATAAATTTTCAACATTGAGCAGAGAAGAATATAACGGAAGCCAAAAATTTAAATTAGCATGGGATTTAACTTTGTTAATAGAGATATATAAGTTTTTGTCAAGCTCTATGGATTATACATCCGTGGAATCTTTTTATAATATAGTTGACTTTTTAAAAGATAATAATTTAATGCACTTAGATTCTATAAATAGTACTGTTAGAAGTTTTAAAAATATAGAATTTATGGGAAAATATTTCAAATTAATTAGTGAGAAAAGAAAACTTACATTAGTTGATTATTCATTATCAGAACTTTGTGAGTATTTACAAAGAAGTTTATGCGATATAGATTTTAATGGAATTCAGAATTACTTGATAATAGATGGATTAGATGACATTTTAAGGCATGAAAAATTAAAAATAGAAATGCTATCAGGTTTATTTAGATCAATAGGTCAAATAAATGATTATTTATTTAGAAAAAATATACCTATAAAAATAATCATACTTGCAAGAGAAGATATACTTAGTGGTATTACAGATCCAGATTTTAATAAAATAAAAAGAGACGGTGGAATCAAGTTAGACTGGAATAACCCAAATGACTTAATGGAAGTTGTCAAACTAAGATTTTTATTATCTGGAGTAAAAGAAGATGATTTAGATAATCATTGGAATCATATATTTCCTCCAAGAATTAATCATTTAAAATCATTTAAATATGTTCTTCAGTATACCCTTAATAAACCTAGAGATATTTTACAGTTTTTAGAACAATGCAAAAAGGAGTACCCTCAAAATGATAAAGTGAATTACTCACAGTTAAAATATATAATGGATCAATATTCTACGGATTATTTTTATGAAGAAATGAAAAATGAATTAAGCGGATTTATGTTAGATAATGATATTGATAATTTTGAAATAGTTTTTTCTGATATTGGCAGAACAGACTTTACTTACAATAGATTCAGATATGTAGCAGCGAAATATTTTTCGGATAAAAATGAGGATTATATAAGAAAAGTATTTAACATATTATTTGATAATGGATATATAGGTCAAGTCATAGAAGTTCCTTATTATGATAAAAGGAAGAAGAAGACTTTAAATAAAAGTAAAGCAATGTTTAAACATAAGAATCCTACAATGAAAATGAATTTAGCAAATAGATTTACTCTACATAAAGGTTTATATAAGGCATTTAATTTAGATTTTGAAAAATAAAAGAAGCCTTCCATCAATCGACGCGATAGGCTTCTTAGAAATAGAGCGTACAATGTACCTTTTAAATACCTTTTAAAAAAATCATCTTCTCTATTAATTTTATTATATGTACCTCATTAAATAATTATGTTAATTATATAGTATATTATTTATAATTAAAAGTAAACAACTAATTTATCATATCTATATTAACCAATATTCCTTATATATTAGGAATATTGGTTAATATAACTTATGATAAATTAAAAAACCACTCTAATGCCTATAAGAGTGGTTTTCAAGTTGAGTTTAATTTAAAAGTTGAATTCAATTAAAAAATCAATTTTATAATTGAAACTATCACTCTAGTGCAAATAGATTGAAGTTCCTTTTTATATTTATATTATAACACAATCCACTGAGTTTTAAACTTATTTTTTAGGTATAGAGTAGTTCTATATCTTTTTTTGTACTTAATTTTATTGTGTATAAGTTTGTTGATAAGTATAATTTTTGTGTTGATAACTCTAAAATTTCTGTTGATATTTTTCAATAACTGACTAAAAAACTGACATAACATAGTTTTTAATATATATATAATAGTTAAAATATAGATATTTCAATATATAGAACTAAAAAAGGCATAAAATAAAAAATTTTATGTCTTTTTATTTGAAATATTGACATATACCATATATTTTTTATACAAATATCCATAAAATTCCTTTTTTTCCTATATAATATTGAATATGCAAATTTTTTATTATATTATATTAATAAGTATATTATATAAGGAGGTATTTTATGCATTTATATTCAAAAAAAATTAGTTCTACTTTTTTAGCTAGCTTATTAATTCTAAATTCAGCATCTACACTTAGTTACGCCTTAGAGTCTTCTCGAATCGAAAATTCTAGCGAAACAACAAATATCACATCTCAAATAGAAGATAGTTCTAATGAAACAGCAGATATTATGTCTCTGCTAAGCAATACTAATTACTCTAACCTTGAAGATTATCATCAAGCTTTAATGTCTGGTGAAATCGCTATCGAAGATTCTATTTATTACAATAACTATGATTATTATACTAGTAATGATGGAGATACAAAGACTGTAGGCTCATTAATTGCTTTAGGAACAAGATTACTTAGTTCTCCTTGGGCTCAAAATGTTATTAGAACATTTATGGTTGCTGCTAAGTCTGGTTTTGGTGTAACAGTTCTTGGAGGATTCACCGTTAATCGTATAGAGGACGTTATGGTTAATGGTTTCCCAAAAGTTAAGACATCATCTATTATCGGTTATAATAAGATTACATCTGGATTCCCTGTACTTACCTTGCAAAAGTATTTAAATCAATATGGATATGGTTTAGAAGAAGATGGTAAATTTGGTCCAGCGACAAATAAAGCAGTTCGAAGTTTTCAATCTTCAAGGGGATTGACTGTTGATGGGCTAGTTGGTCCTGCAACGTGGCTTAAGATTGTTACACATAAATCGGCTATATCGTAAAAATATTATGTTATCTATATTCATATTTGCGATATCATTTTATATCTCTGGAGCTGTATTAAATAAGTTTAATTTAGTAAAGAATAAAATATATATTCAGAGTAGATATTTATATATTATTTTAAAATATATATTTCCATTTGTTGTAGTTTGCTTTATAAGCTTTTATTTCGTTAATTCTATAAATTCTCTTAATTATACTTTTATCTCTAGAGTTATATATGGATTTTTTGCTTGTTTAATTTCAAGATTATTTACATGTGAGATAAATTAAATAATACAATCTCGGATAAACCTCGTTGATACAAAAAAATCATCCTTTTATTGGATGATTTTTTTGTATCTTATGGCCGGTGATAGGACGAGATACATGGTAAAAAGAGAAAAATGTCAAAATTCGTAAATGATAAAATTTTTCTATATTCATCTAACATTTTATATTTAAATTTTTTTAATCATTTTGTTAATTTAGTCTTTTTTATTTTTAATTAATACTATCCTTAATTCTGATTCTGAAATTTTAGTCATTTTCATAAAAAAATAAAATAAATATAAGCATTTCTTAGTAAAATAAAAGATTTTTAACAAGTAATACTTATATTTATTTTACTTTATACATAAAATATAATATAATTAACTAAATAATTTATAAAAAGGCAGGTTGTTATTATGAAATATAAATTATTATCAAGTTTATTTTATTCAGATAAAAAACTATATGAAGAAACATATACTAGTAGATTTAATAGTGAATCAACATATAAGTTTAATTTTGAAATAAAAAATAATAAAGCTTTTTTATTTATAAATAAAGAAATTCTTAATAAAATAGATACTATATTATATCTAGATAAAGAACTGGCCTTTTATTCTGATATAGTTCCTCCTATAGCTCTTAAAGATTATAAAAGAAAATGCCTAATAGATGAAATTAAAACAACTAACGATATAGAAGGAGTTCATAGTACTAGAAAAGAGATTAAGGATATCTTAAATGATAAAAATACTAAAAAAGATAAAAGACTTTATGGTATTGTAAAAAAGTATGAGATGCTTATGGAAGATGATGAAATCCCTTTAAAAACATGTATAGATATAAGAAATATATATGATGAGATTACATTACTTGATATTATTAAAGAAAATAAAGATTATGCTCCTGATGGTGAAATATTCAGAGATAATATAGTTTATGTAACTAATGATAGAGATGAAATTATTCATAGAGGAATTACTCCAGAATCTGAAATAATAAATGTTATGTCAAATTGCTTAAATGATTTAAATAATGATGATATTAATTTTCTAATACGCATTGCAGTCTTTCATTATGCATTTGGATATATTCATCCTTTTTATGATGGTAACGGAAGAACTAGTAGATTTATAAGTAGTTATTTATTATCTCAAAGACTAGAGGATTTAGTTTCATTTAGATTATCTTATACAATAAAGCAAAATATTAAAAAATATCAAAAAAGCTTTTCTATTGTTAATGACGAAAAAAATAAAGGAGATTTAACAAGTTTTGTTATATCTTTCTTCGACTTACTTATCGAATCTTTAAAAGATTTAAAATCATCATTAATTGATAGAATAGAAAAATTAGATTTTTTCCGTAATATTATATCTAAAATAATAAATGATGATATTAAACTTTCTCAAATAATGTTTATACTTATTCAAAATGCTCTCTTTGGTGAAGGTGGTATAGATATAGAAACTTTATCATTTGCTGGTGAAATAAGTACTAGTAAAACTAGATCAATTATAAAATATTTAGAAAGTGAAAATTTAATATTAAAAAATAAAGTTGGAAAAAAATTTGAGTATAAAATAAATTTAACTAATCTATTAAAAGTATATGAAGAATTAGAAGTGGAAACATAAAAAGACTATGTTCAATACATAGTCTTTTTATATTTATCAACGATTTAATATATATTTTTCTTATTATTTATAACTCTGCTTTTGAACTACTTTTATGATATAATGTTTTTTAGAGAAATTATAATCTAAGAGTGGGGTTTCATATATAGCCTTTGTTCCTGCGATAAGTAGGAAGGAGGTATAAACTATATGGAACAAAAGAAGAAGCTAATCATAACTGTTATAGTTATTCCATTTATTATCGGTTTGGTTGCAAACTTTATTTATGATAAAATAAAAAACCACCCTTACAGCAATAAGGGTGGCTTTCAAGTCAAATTCAACATAAAAGTTAAATTTGACTAATATTATATTGTATATATAGAAATCACACTCTATTCCACTAGATTATAATTTATCTTTTTTATTTCTATGTTTTTATTATACTACAAAATGCAGAAAAATACACAGTATATATTTTAATGTATTTTTTTCATATTATTATAATATATTTATACTATTCTTGAGTTTCCGATTTAACAATTATTATTTTGCCATCTTCACAAACTACATCAATGAACTTATTTTCTTCATCAATTCCTAATTCTCTAACCATTGTTATTGGAAGAGTTAGCTTTGCACTAACTCCACCATTACCACCTTTATTAAAATTTACTTTTAATCTTTTTTTACTCATTTTTAATCTCCTATAAAAATATTTGTAGAACTATATTTACTATTGCTAATGCAATTGATATTTTCACTAATTTATTTGTATCGTTCATAGTACATTGTGGTATAATGAAAGAAAACTTATCTAGTATAGTATTTACTATGCTAAGTATTTCTATCAAAAGAAGAATTCGAGCCGTCGCAAGTTCTGTGTTCTTCTTTTTTTTCTTTTGTTTTCTTCTATTTGCCACTTTCTTCACCCTTCGTTTTTTAGTTTTCGGCATAGCTCTAATTATTTTATTTCGTTCATAAATTAATAAATGAACAAAATATACATTTATTAATGTTTTTTGTTCATTTATTAATTTATGAAATTTTGTTTTATTTATATAATAAAAACAAAGAAATGATTGAAGTATATAAAAACTTATATGGATATGATATAATAAATATAGGAATTTCAATTTATAGAGTGGTGTTTCCATACTAAATATAAAGCCTACTTCTTAACGGAAGGAGGTGAGAAGTATGGAACAAATGATAAATATTGTCATAGGTGCTATTTGCACAATATGTCTTGGTCTATTGACTAACTACATATCCGACAAATTAAAAAGCCACTCTAGTTCTAGGAAAACTAAGAGTGGCGTGGAACTTGAAATAAAAATCAAGTTCAAAATTACCAAAAATTAAAGTTTTGGAAACATCACTCTAGCGCAAATAGATTGAAGTTCCTTTTATATTTATATTATACTACAAAATATATAAAAATAAACATTATATATTTAGTTATATTTTAATATATTTTTTTCTTATTATTTATAACTCTGCTTATAGTTGCTTTGCTCCAGCCTGTTTCATTCGATATGTAACTATAACTCTTACCTTCATTTTTTAATTTTCTTATTTTATTTATGTCTTTATCTGAAATTTGTTTCTGTTTCCCTTGAAACTTTATGCTATTTTTTAAATTCTTATTTTCTATACTTAAAGAGTCGATGATCCTATTCTTTTCTTCTAACTGTTTCTCATAATATGAAACCATTTGATTATATTCTTTTATGTATTTTCCAATCCAATTATAATCATTTTTCTTTAGTTTCTTAAGCAATGTAACACCTACTTTCATAGTTTAATATACATAAGAAACATTTCTATATAAGAAACATCTAATCCTTTTGGTTAAGTTGTTTTACTCTACTCGGATTTTTAAGTTTTCAAAAAAACATATATATGATATATTAAAAGAGACATTTTTTACAATTAATTTTTACAATAAAAAGGCATATGATTAATTTCATATGCCTTTTTATTATCTATTAAATTATTTCAAAGTTCCTACAATATATAATTGCATCTTTGGATAAACATAAGACTTTACAATCTTTATTACATTCTTGGCAAGTCTTAGATACAAATAAGTTATCTAAAACTTCCTCAAAATATAATTGCTCCCTTTCTAATTTTGCTATTGAATTTATGTATTTGGTTGTCATTTATATTCCTCCATTGATTTTTTAAATCAAATGGTGTATACTAATAGTTGCGAATTATGGGGCATACACCATTTGGTTATGTCTCTTTTTAACTATTGTTTGTGAGGTTATTTAAATTCCTTTTATTTTAATATAATTATATTGTCTTAAGTCAGTAGAGTAGCATAGTACCTACTGACTTTTTACTTTTATTTTTATTATTCGGGCATATCATCTTCCAGTTCATCTAACTTCTTAGTCAATGGATCTATTTGTTTTTCAACAAACTTTTTATTATCATCAACGGTAATTTCAGATTTGCCTGATTGTCCTTTTAATCCTCTATATTCAGCTACTAAATATTCAATAGCTGTGTTACGGCTTGATATGCCTTGACTTTTTTGTATATTCTCTATTTCATCCCATACAAAATCTTCCACATGTATTGTACTTGATTTTTTAGCCAAATTTTATACCTCCTAGAATTTTATCTTTGCAACTTCAAATAATCCTTTAGCAGTAGCTAATTGTGCATCTTCAACTCTTTTGAACTCTTCATCGAACTCTAAATTTATAGATGTTCCTCCTGCAACATATATATCCATTTCTGATTTATTTATCCAAATATCTTCTATTCTTTGAGCTAAATTTTCAGAACCTAATAAATAAGCCTTTGCCTTTAAATCATCGTAGTCATTAGATGTATCTATTTCATTAACATCCTTCATTATATCGTTATTTCTTAATGAATCTTGCACAGTAGTTAATAATGTTCTGTTACCAAATTCAATTGTATTTGACATCTTATCATTAAATGTAAACCCTTTGTCAAAATAAGATAATTCTGTAGTTCTAAATCCAACTGAAACTAATCCAACAGGTTTATCCTCATTTATTTTACCACCTATAGCATGTATTAAAGCTGCATCACCTTCTCTAAGTATAGAAATATTATTTATATAAACTTCCTTAGTTGATCCACTTATTTTATTTTTAACCTTTATAGTTTTACCTTTATATGTTTCTATAACTTCTTTTAAAACTGATTTTCTATAGTTTTTATAAGGTACTCCTAACATAACATCAACTTTATCTTTTACAGCTATCTCACTAAGTGCTGCTGCAAATAATACTTCTACAGTATGACTTGTTTTACTATCTCTTGAATTTCTTACTGGTACTTGTGATTCTTTCTCAGCTAATAATCCAATAAAGTAATTTTCATTTTTGTATTCTATGTAGATAGGTTTCTCACTTTCTTTATTCATGTATTCAGATAGATCTATATCTCTACCTTCTCCAATTACTGATTTAAAAACTGCAACATGTTCAATGTTATTTTCTTCAGAGTATGCCTTAACATAACCTCTCCCAAAGTCTAGTCCAATTTTTTGAATATTTTCCATTTTAATATATACCTCCGTTGATATATTGTTGAGTTCTTGTTAACCCTAAAATAATTGTATAATATTTTAGTTAAGATGTCAACAATACATTAACTATTTCTTTATCCTATCGTTGATATATTGTTGAGTTCTTGTTAACTCTAAAATAATTGTATAATATTTTAGTTAAGATATCAACAATATATTAACTATTCCTTTATTTCATCGTTGATATATTGTTGATATCTTGTTAACTCTAAAATAGTTATATAATATTTTAATTAAGATATTAACAACATATCAACCATTTATACTTTTATCATTAATACATTGTTGAGTTCTTGTTAATCATTTTTTTTAATTATTATAAAAAAAGATATAGAAATTAGTCTATATCTCAAAAAATAAGTTTAAAACTCCATTTATTCTGCTATAATATAAAATATAAAAGGAATTGAAATCTATTTAGCAGTAGAGTGATGTTCCTAAAAATTATTTTTTAGAATTTTTAAGTTTAAAATTAAGTTCAAAAAATTTTAACTTAATTTTAATCTCTAAGCCACTCTCTCGCATAGAGTGGCTTTTTAATTTGTCAGATATATAATTAGTCATTAGACCAAGACATATTGCACCAATAGCACTTATAATACCGACAATTATCTTTTGTTCCATACTTCCTCACCTCCTTCCTGCAAAGAAGTAGGTAAGTTCTTGAATGAAACACCACTCTATAGATTTCAATTCCTCTATTATTATATCATATACATATTGATAGTACTATGTTTTATACTATTAACTTAAAAAATAGAGTAGAGGAGCATTATATAGTTTCATCTACTCATTTTTTGTTTAAGTGCTTTTTCTACCAGGAAATAATATAGGTATTATAAATTATTTTAATTTATCATCTATTATTGAATACTCTTTCATATCCTCAAAATTTAAAAATACAATATCCATTTTATTTTTACTCTTCTGATATCTTATTTGTTTTTTTGTAGGGTGATTAAGGTAAGCCATACCTTTTCTACCATTACTATCTACAGCATACCAAAAACCACCTTTTGACTTTAAATATTCAAGTACTTGAGTGAAATCAAGTTTGCAAATAAATTTCTCATCTTCTCCTATAAACCTATATTTAGACACTCCATAAAAATAATCTTTAAATTCTAAAGCAAACTTAATTTGATTTGTAGTATATTGTTCAAAAAGTTTTTCTATTTTTTTTATAGTATTTATAGAAAAATACTCTTTATAAGCTATAGTTATTATCTTTTTTGCTAATTCTAATCTTTCTCCTGAAAAATATTCTCTATCAGACTTCCTAGCTACATCTATACAGCTGTAACCATTATTTTTATACATATAAAATTCCCAAAAATCTTTTTGTGACAATTCAATCACATCTATTAATTTTCCTTCATTATCATACTCTTCTATCTTTAATTTTCTATTTTTAGTGAAATAGTTATCTTCAAATTTTTCGTGCCTAATTGATCTTATCATAATATCCCCTTTATATTATTTGTTTAAACTTTCTACAAATTCTTTTCTCGTTAAATCTGTTACTAATGCTTTAACTGTTTTATCTAATATCTTAGATCTACAATAAGCAGCGATACCCATAACTAACTCATATTTATCTTCACTTATTTTTTTTACTACTACATGATTATTTTTAGTTTCATCATGCAATCTCCTTAGGTCTAAATTAACATTACCTTTTTTAAAAACTTCATTCGATAATTCTATTTTACTTGTATCTAAATCTATAAAATTATCTAAGTTTTCATACCATTTAATTTTTTTGGGGCTTTCAGGTTGCGATAATATTATTTCTCTTTTTAATATTGCTACTTGCAATTCTTTTAAATATATTTCTCGATTTTTTAGTTTTGTTTTTTCTTTCAGTAAGGTTGTTTCTTTTAAAACTTCTATAAGTTCTTTTATTTCTTCACCAGCGCAAAATTTTTGATATTTTTTTTCTAAAGTTTTTAGATCTTCTTTTTGAAATTCACTTCTCAATTTATTTCTAAGCTTATCTGTTCTTACAATATCTTTCTTTTCATTAGAAACTACTTTAGTTGCATTTATATTAACATAAGGTATTCCTTTTTTATTTTTTAATATTGCATAATCTCCTTCAATAAAAAGTACTTTATCTTTAAAATTATTTTTTTGTATAAAACTTGTATATTTTTTATTGAAATCTATTACTATTATCGATGATATTTTATTATCTTCTGTTATATCAGTTTTTAATATTAATCTACTTGTTTCATCTTCTTTTATATTTAATTTACTTTTATCAATTTCTATAAATAAATTTATTTTTGTGTCTAATACGTCTAATTTCATCAACTCTACCTCCTTGTATTATTTTCTAGATATATGCATAGGTATAAACATATTTTTATTAATCGTATTATCTTTTTAAAAGTCTCTTTAAGTTATTATAGATATTTTTATCGAATAATGTTTTAAAACTTCTTACAAGCTAAATACAACGCTTTTATTGATATGTTTTATTTATAGTATATATATTATATTGAATTTATTTTTAAAATTTGATATAATATTAAATAGTTAATTTAATGAATAATATATTAAGCACTTTTAATTGTTTGTGGTGAACTTTTGAAAGTGTTTTTTTTATTTGCAAAATATTATTCAACATATTATTACTCCTTAATTAAATATAGACATTATACCCTAGCCTTCTTAACTCTTGAACTATAATTAAGTCCCGAGTTTCACTCCTTGAATTAGCAAATACAGGACTTGTCTCCATCTTAAGTTCAAAAATATTTTTATAATCTTCAATATTTCTCAACTCATCTATATGCATCGATGTATTTTTTAAGTTTTCTTTCGTATTTATATCATTATCCTTACTTTGCAAATTATTATCAATATACACATCTTCATTTTCTATTATTTGTATATTTGGAAGAAGTGAATATCCTTCTAATGCATAGCCTAACTTAGCAAGATCTAATTGAATATTATATAAATTAAGTCTATACTGTGTTTTTTTATCCCATTTATACTTTGGATTTTGTCTTTCATGTATATATCCTTGTTCAATTAATTGTTTGATGTATTTTCTTATAGTTGGTTTACTCATTCCAACCATAAGTTCATCATTTAATTCTTCTGCGGATTTATAAATCCATCCATTAGATTCAGATATATCAACTGATATATCTTCTTTAATAGCTCTCTCTTTTTCTTCTCTTATATATTTATCTGTATCTCTCATTCTTTCTGTCCAGTAAATGAATTGATTTAGTATTAATGCAGCTCTATAATCTCCTGTTAGCTCTACTAATTCTTGCTTTATAACAACTCTTTTTAATTTTGTCATTAATTTTTACCCCCTTTTGCATTATTTTTCATGTCTTCTCTTATCAATCTCATTACATATTCTTGAAATGATAAATTTAAATCTATAAGATATTTCTTTATTTCTTTATTTTCATTTTCTTCAATTCTAATCGTTTGTTTTTTTATAATTTTTTCTGACATATATTAACATCCTCCAATTTAATTTTAGATTACAACACTGACGGCATTTAGTCAAGTATTTTATTAAATAATTAATTAAATAAAAAGAGAAACATAATCTGTAATTATATTCTCTGAATATAATCTCTGGTATTGCAGTAAAAATTTCTTAACTCGAAATAAATTTTTTTTAACTCGAAATAAAATTTTTTTATATTGATATAAAATTTTTTTATTTCGATGTGAAAATATTTTAATATCGATGTAAAATTTTTTTACATCGATGATTTCAATACTTTTAAGGTTATGTAAAAATAAAAGATAGTATATTTTTTTATAAACTTAGAATCGTAAAAAACAATAA